CAAGAGACATTGCTCGGCAGATGTTGCGCCATCGCTCTTTTTCTTTTCAGGAGTTTAGCCAGCGTTACGCAGACCCTACGGTAGACTTAGAATTTGTCACAAGAGAAGCTCGACTACAAGACCCAAAAAACAGGCAGAACAGTATTCCTGCCGACAATGATGGGCTAGAAATTGCTTGGCATCAGAAACAAAGAGAGATGATTAGTAAGGCTAGTGAAGTGTATAAATGGGCAATCGACAATGGTATCGCAAAAGAACAGGCACGGGCCGTACTGCCGGAAGGCTTGATTGAAAGCAGATTATATATGACAGGAACATTACGTTCATGGATGCACTTTGTAGAGCTTCGTGGAGGAAATGGAACTCAAAAAGAACATATGGAAATCGCACTTCAGTGCAAAGAAGTTCTCATCGAAAACGGTGGGGACGTCTGGGGAGACTAATGAAACGAATTAGAAATACAATATTTGGCTTGCTACTTTTAGCCGGTATAGTATACGCAAATTACCATGGCAGCATGCTTTTGGTACAACACCCTGAAATGTATCAAGGAATACAATATTTATGAATGATAAGTGGAATGGCGAAGCTCGCGGAGTAGCAGAAGTAATGATCTCCAGGATTCGAACTTGGCATCGTGACAGAAACCTTATTGAAGGTAGTACCGATAAAGACCAGTGTTTGAAACTTCTACAGGAACTTGGCGAACTAAGCGATAGTATATGTAAAGGAAAAGACATTCGAGACGATATCGGAGATATGCTCGTTGTAATGATAAATATCATGGAACGAAATAATCTTGATATAAAAGAGTGTCTCGAAGTTGCTTGGGATGATATAAAAGATCGCAAGGGAAAGATGGTTGATGGCATCTTTGTAAAGGAAGAGGATCTGTGGGACAACTTATAAAGGCGTTGCAAAGTGGCAAGGTTGATATAACGTTTGAAAGTTTAAACAGTGGAAGAGAGATTACAAAAACATATACACTAAACACTTTAGTAAAAATAAATGTAAGTACTCTTTCTGATAAACTAATAGCCTATGATATTGAAGGGCGAGAATGGGAAGACATTGAAAGGTCTACCATTAAAAAATGGAGTGTGTGTGAATAGAGAAAATGTGTTTGAAACTTTAAAGGTGGATGAAGGTGTCGAGTATAAAATATATAAAGACCATCTTGGGTATGATACTTTTGGTGTCGGTCATCTTGTTACTAAAGATGATCCAGAACACGGTAAACCCGTTGGTACACCGGTATCAGAAGAGCGAGTTTGGGAAGCGTTTGAAAAAGATTTGGATACATCTATCGACGAATGTGAAGTTCTTTTTGGCCCGAAGTGGCACGACTTTCCAGGAGAAGTCCAAGAAATTGTGGTAAATATGATGTTCAATATGGGACGTCCACGGTTATCTCAGTTTAAGAACTTCTGCGCTGCACTAGAAGCTGGCGACTGGGCGAAGGCTGCCGTCGAAGGACGGGACTCTCGCTGGCATAAGCAAGTAACGAACCGAGCCGAAAGACTCATGGTACGCTTAGAAGAAGTGTAATGCCTTGGCTCATCTTAGCGTTTTTAATGGCAGCAGGAGGGGGTTTTGCGTACCATAAAGTCACTGTATCAGCGCTTGAAAACAAAGTTGTTCAGCTCGAAGCAAACAACAGAACCCTCAAAGAAAACCAAGTTCAGATGGAAATTGCAGTCAAGACTTCTCAAAAAGCACTCAAAGATGCAGAAGAGAATGCAAAAAAAGCAGAAGCAGCAATGTCCAACCTCACAGCAAAAAATAATGAGCTGAACAAAGAAAAGCAGAACTACCTTAAAGTATTCAAAGACCATAATCTTACTCGTCTTGCACGAGCAAAGCCTGGTCTAATTGAAAAAAGAATTAACGGCGGAACTGCAAAAGTATTTAGGGCACTAGAAAATGACACAAAAGAACTTATGGATGCTGATGACGACGAGCCTGCTACTTCAGGGTTGCCAGTGGCTTCCGAAGTTTCCGGAAGCTCCGATACCTCCGGAACCGAAAATAATAACAGTAACGGAGAAAGTACCTCTTCGGATCTACCAACCGCCTCTGCCACAGGAAATTGATCTCTTAGACGTCAATTTTTTTGTCATTACGGAGGAGAATCTTGACGAGCAAGTGAAGATTATCGAGAAGATGCTTGATGGTCAGTTTGTAGTATTTGCACTTACTCCAGACGGGTATGAGAAGATGGCTGAAAACTTTCAAGAAGTGCGCCGGTACGTGCGCCAACAGAAGGAATTAATCTTGTACTATCGCGAAGCTACTACAGAGAGTGAAGGTACTACAGCAGAGGAGTGGTTAGAGAATAATGAGGGAAGTGATTAATCAAAGACTGGATAAACTTCAGCAGTTAATGGAGGCAAATCAACATCTTAAAACTCAAGAACTAGTATATGAACTTACTTTAGAGATTAGTAAGTTCTGGAGTGTTCTGAGTGAGGAAGACAGAGATTATGTTCAGTGTGCACAAGACGCAATAGAAGAAGGGAGAGAATGGAATGTCTAATAGCTGGGATATTCAAATTGGCGGAGACCACTACAAGAAATATAAGATTCAGCCAATGGATTATAGTATGCAGAACGGCTTAGATCCTTTACAACATACGGTTATTAAGTATGTTACTCGATTTCGAGACAAGAATCAACCAGTAGAAGACTTGAGAAAAGCTCGTCATTGTATTGATATGCTACTTGATATTGAAATGAATTTAATTAAGGAAGACGAGGAATATTATCACAACGCTTTAACAGCGGTGAGTGAAAATAACTCTTGACAAACATTCCTTCAACTCTTATAATATTGTTTTTATTAAGGAGAATAGTATGTCTGTAAAATGGAAAAGAGATGAGAAAGTATACAACAAAGCTACTAAAACTAAGAGCAAGAGAGTATTCCCGATTGCCGGAGTAAAAACTTCCGAGTTAGTAGAGCTTTGTACTAAGGACGACTCAGACTTACGTTCTGGGGAAAGAAAATTGCGAGTAAAAGCACGCAAAGAATTAACAGTACGAGGAGTAGCTGTATGAAGAAAGAGGAAAGAGAAATGCTAATCAACGACTCTTTTAGCTCTTATTTGGAAGGTAAGTTAATGTACCATACAATGAACTATAAATTGTTGATGGAAAGTCCTCAACCTATTCCTGAGCATACAGATTTTATGGCTGCACTGGAAGAAGAATTAAGTAAAGTAGCTCACTACCATGAACTTTTAGAAGTATTGGAGAATGTAGTATGAAGAATTGGAACTTTTCGTTAAGAGATGGAAATGACCATCTGAATATTGATTTTGAAACAAACTCAGTAATACGAATTCAAGAGAAACTAAATGCCTTTTTTCAGGCAGCTGGAGTACCTATGCCTTCGGAAGTCTCTATGGCAGAGGAACTTGAGTGCATGCTTACAGGTCTTCAAGACACCTATAAAGCAGTGTGTGACGATGGAAATGATCCTATCCGTGAGGATGAGCTAGGTGAACTTATGGACGCCTTAGAAAGAGTAATTGAGTATGTCGAGTCCGAACTATAGAGCTGTGCAAAAAGCGCAGACTGAGTTGAACGCAGACGGTAACGAAGACCGAGGACGCTACGGAGAGGATGAAAGCCCCGCTGTAGCTCCTGGTCACCATAAACCTTCTGTAACTGAAGAAGAATGGATTGAAATTTTAAGGGCACTACACGACAAATAATTCTTGACATTCTTGCTCTTCGCTTGTATAATATTATTTTTAATTGGGAGAGTTCTATGATTGTTCAAGGAAGTATAGGTTATACTTATTCAGGAAGACGACGAGTCGTCTCAAAGAGTAAAAAAGTGCAGCCTGTTTTTAAACCTATGGATAAGCCTCTTTTTGCAAAACGAGAAGAAAAGAAGTATCCTAGCGCACCTCTTACAAAGTATACTCCACGACCACGAGATGACTGGCGTAGAGAAGAAAGTAAGAATCATACTGTAGCTATAGCCTATAATAAAGGCGGCTACATGGTAATCTCAAAAGATAATATACGAGATATTGGTAGATGAGTAATATGGATAAATTATACCAAGAAGCAGAGAGCATTGTTCTCGCACTATGGGAAGAAGAACCGGAAGAAATCGCAGCAGAAATTTCAGTACAACTAA